TAAAGGACAAGGTGCAATACCAAGATCTATTTTTAATCAATATGCTCTATTTAATTTTAAGGGTATGTATGGTTCTTTAGCTGGCGATGTAGCTGCTGATTATAAAGATAGTCCATCTAATTCACTTATGGGAGGTGACGATTCAAGAAGTGTTTCTGTTGGTAGCTTAGTAGGAACGTTTTCGGAGAGGTATCCAAAAATAGCATATACTCCTTCTAACTTTTTATATGCAAAATATTATAAAAAGATTCCGATCAACCACTTAATTACACTAAGAAGATTTCCTACTCCTGTACAGGATAACATTTTTGAAACAAATGCTAGACCAGCATCTAAAGATCCTGATACACCACCAGGAGATCCGGTTGATACTACCCAAACCGCGGGTGTAACTGCAATTACTTATATGGGTGAAACTGCTGGTAATAAGATTGATGATATTTTAAAGTTTACTTATGGTCTTACATGGAAAGAAGTAACTTCAGAGATGGAGAGTATATCTTCCGGTGATGGTGGATATACGCAACAACCGTTCTATAGTAAAATAGGCGGGATCGGTAGAGCAACTGCCGATGCACTTAAAGGTGTAAGTTCAGGTACTAAATTTAGAAGGGCAAATAATGAAACTGGAGATAAGTTAGGTACCACATATGCAAACTTTGTAATTGGTCCAGTTAACGTTGTTAATAAAACTAACATTAGGGACAGAGGTATTAATTTTGCAAATGATATAACTCTTAATTTTGAATATGAGCTTAAGTCTCTTAGTTATGTTAATCCTAAAATAGCAATGATTGACATTATGAGTAATATGTTAACTATGACAACAAATAATGCTCAGTTCTTTGGTGGCGGTCATAGATACTATGGAGGCGGTGGTTACGTTGCGAGTCAATTTGGCGATATTAGCAAGCTTAAGAACGGCGACTTTGCTGGGTACATAGGTAGTGTAGTATCAGATGTTGAAACTGGATTTAAACAAGTGTTTGGTGGAGGTACCGGTGAATTTAACTTTGAAAATGGTTTAGAAGGTCTTCTTCAAGTTGGTAAGACAATGTTAGGAAATGCTCTAGGTGGATTCCTTAGTGATAATGTTGGTGCCGTTAGTGGTACCCAAGCGACTAAAGCATTTGTTAGCGCTGAACCTACTGGGGATTGGCATATAACCGTAGGCAATCCATTTAACCCTATTGTTATGATGGGTAATATGTATTGTGATAGTTCTATTATGACGCTAGGGCAAGGGCTTGGGTATGATGATTTTCCTATGGAAGTAAAATTTGAAGTTTCATTAAAACATGGTAAGCCTAGAGATAAAGGTGATATAGAAAATATGTTTAATGCTGGTAAGGGTAGGATTTATGCATCAGCTGCGGGTGAAGATGATATTCTTAACCTACGAGGGTTAGATGTTAAGACATACGGTTCGGTTCAAAATGTTGGTACGGTTAATCTACAAAATACACAGAGCGGATCTGTAACAAACGGTACATCTCCTGGGGATGTTAATAACAGTAATGTGTCAAACATTAAAAAATCAGGAAGCTCTAGTACAGAAACTGGAGAATATGTTTCTAATATAGTTTCAATGATAATAGACTCTTAAGATATGAATATTAAAAGTTTAAGACTAAAGAATAAATTAATAGATGAAAACACTGGACAGTATTACTATGATCTTACTGCTCCATCGTTTGTGTATAATGGAGATCTAGGAGTTAAAGCCTTACACTATGTTCTTCCTGACCAGGTTGGTAGAATTGATAAAATATCTGAGCTCTATTTTGGAAGCGGTGAATTCATTGATGCTATTTGTGTGGTTAACAATGTATTTAATCCTTTTTCTATTGGTGAAGGTGATATCTTAGTTATACCTAATCTATCCAGAAAGGATGAGGTTTATAAAAGACCTAATCCTGCAAGTAGACCTAATGAAGTACAACAGTCTTATATTGATACAGGCAGATTGAGTGAAAAGGATCAAGCAAGAATTCAGAGATTGGTAGAAGCAGCAAAGACTAAAAAGTCTGGTGTAAAAGTACCAATGCCACCTAATATGTTACAACCTGGACAAGAAGCTAAGAAATATGAGGATGGTAAAGTTAAGCTTGGTACAAACTTGCCTTCTAGAAGTACGTTTACCAATAATCCTTAATAATGTCAGCAGTAGAAAGAAACATATTAACGGTCATTGAGCCGACTATCGTATTAGACGAATTGGCTATTCCTGATTTTGAAAGCGGTAGTGATAATCAAGTTGGGGGTGGAGATGCACCAATGCAACAAAAAGGATCCAAGTTTAGTACCATGGTACCTCTTATCAGAATTAATCAATATGAGATTCAAGGTGATAGATTGGAAATGTTTCAACTTAACTGTACCGAGTTTTATCCAACATGTAAGTTTTCTTTTGTTGATAGAGATGGTATGTTTACTGCTAGGCATTATCCAAAGGACGGAGATATCATTCAACTCTATATAAGATCCCAGGGAGAAGAAACTACATTTAAGCCAATTAGAATAGACTTTACAGTTGAGGAAATTAAACCGCTTGGCGGTGGAGGATCTACAAATGAAGCTTCTAAACTGATGGTTAATGGAAGAATGCATGTACCTAATCTATTTACCGAGAAGGTACAGTTTCAAGATAATACTAGTTGGAATGCATTGCTATCAATGGCCGAAGAATTGCAATTAGGCTATGCATCAAATATAGAAGATACTGATGATCAACAGATATGGACTAACCCATATGATACATCAATTAAATTTATGCAGGATATTATAGCAAATAGTTATTTAAGTGATGATTCATTTTTTACTGCTTACATTGATCCTTATTATTATTTGAGTATGGTTGATGTTAATAAAATGTTTGATCAAGAAGATGCGCTAGAAACAGTACAAACATTTTCACAGAATGCAATTGATACTTTAGGAATTGGTGATGCCGAGGAAAGTGAATATCCATCCCCATACTTTTTAAGTAATGTTGCCCAATATCAAGGAACTGCAAATTACATTTCAAAATACCAACAGGTAAATAGGAGTGGTGAAATTAGTAAGAATAATGGGTATAAGAGATATACTCAGTATTGGGATTTAGAACAAAAGAAATTTATAAGTGAATTTGTGGATCCTATTGTTGGGGATACTCCAGGGATGGTACCTGCTACTAAAGGTAGATTAGTTCAAGGTGAAGTTGAAGGTCCTAGAAATGATCAGGTTAAATACAAATACTTAGGTACGCAAGGAGATAATGTTCATGCAAATTTTCAGTATGCATCTATTCTTAATTTTCAAAATCTACAAGAAGTTGAAAAGTTTGGAATGGTTGTAGAATTAGATACAGTAAATCCAGCCATTGCAAGATATACTAGGATTGCTATACAAATAGTAGAGTTTGGGTCAAACGTTAAAAGTGTTTTAACTGCCCCTGAAAATGATGATGATGTACCAGAAGATGTAAAGAGAAGGAGCGATGAAGGTTCCGACGTAGCATCAGATAAGACTTCTGAGAATGGAGTACTAAATGAGTATCTTTCAGGTTTTTATGTTGTTACTGGAATTGAATACATATTAACAACACCGGGTGGGATTAGACAAAAGTTACATCTTCGTAGAAGAGAAGTGGTTCCAAGTACCTAAAATAAATAAAAAAATAAACCTAGTATGCCTTTAGTAGATTTAGCAAACCCATTAAATAGTCAAGGTCTCCAACAATTGGCAGGTCCTTTTGGTGCTTATTTAGGCCCTGGTGCTCAGTTTCCAAATTCATATGACTTTGCAAAAAGATTTGTTGCTACTCCTACAGTAGCACAGGGTGGTGCTAATGGTGTTACAAGTTTAGATGACCCTACTTATTTAGGGTTTCAAATAAGATTTGATATTTCAAGCCCCCTTTTTAATGGTGCTATTATTGGAGAACCTGAACCTCCTGCTAAACCACCATTTAGTGAAACTCTTGCAGGTGGTGGTGCATTAGGAGATATTCTTGCTTCATTAGATGAAGGGATCGGTGAACCTAGTAATGCAAACAGTATACCCGCTGGGGAATCTGCTGTTGGCTATTTAGAAACAATCGGCGAGTCAACTAGGGCAACTTATCTTAGGGCTTTTATACAAGGTTTACGCGAAATAGAATTAAGTAGGCCTTATTATTGGCAAACTATTGAAGGTTTATCAGAAGCATGGAATTCAACTGTAAATATGGTAGATCCTTATAGCGGTACCAAAGAAGGGGAAGGTATTACGATAGGATGTCTTGAGGCAATTGATTTAAAAATGACCGCTCTGTTCAATTTATACAAAATGGCTACATATGATGTAAAGTATAAGAGAACGGTTTTACCTATTAATCTAATGTATTTTGATGTTTACATAGATGTGTTTGAAATTAGAAAATTTAAAACGGTAAGAAATTGGCTAAATGCTCTTAATCTTAGTGATAGTTCACCAGACACATTAAACTATGTAAATGAAAATACATCAAAGATCACTTTTAGATTTTCTGAATGTAAATGGGATCCTACTTCCACAGGAACAATATTTTCTAATGTTACAAATGCAGGCGGTAATGCAATGGCAGTAAGTCAGATGAAATGGTCTTATAGCCGAGTTGAAATGGAAGCCCAATTTTCTGGTTATAACTCTGCATTAAAAGATCAGGCTAAATTACAGACCGGAGATGGAAAGTTTAAGTTTGATCAAGCTGCTAAAAACTTTGGTAAGGATTTATTAAACAATGCAGCTAAAGGCGCAATCAATAAATTAGAAAGAGGAGCATCTTCACTATTCCAAAGTTTTGCTTTAGGTAATGTATTTGGTCTAAGAAATCAAATATTTGGTGCTATACAAAATCCTCAGGCTTTACTATCTGCTGCGCAAGGTGCTTTAGTACAGGAAGAACAAATTGGTGGACAGTTTGCAAAATCAAATAGAAGGTTAGGTGATAATGTCTTAGGTGATGGTCAGCAACCACCTACATCATTACCCACGGATAATGTAAATGCCGGGCAGATTCCAACTGACCCTAATCCTCTATCTTCTAGTAATATATTCGGCCCTGGTCCATCAGGCCCTGGTCCACTTGAATCTAATAATGTATTTGGCTAATGGGAAAATTAACGACTAGGGAATTAGCTTCAGATAATCTAAAAGGTACTCAATGGATTGGAATAGTTGAAGATAATAATGATGATCTATTTGAAGGGCGTTGCCGTATAAGAGTTTATGGCAAGATGGATCAACGAGTTGATCCTGGTGATCCAGAAAGCGATTATGTAATGCCGATAGAATCATTACCATGGGCTCGTCCTTCTGTTGCATCTTCTGGTGGAAGTAATAGTGGAAGTGGAACGTTTTCAGTACCTAAGTTAGGATCGGTTCTTAGGGTTACATTTGATAATGGAAATTACTATAACCCGGTTTATCATGAAAGTCTTTATCCTTCAGATGAAGTAAAGGCAGAGATTGAAGCTTCATATCAAAATTCTCATGTACTTATTTATGATACTGCATTTGGATTAACCGGTGGTGGTAATGAAGAAGTATCCAATGAAAGAGAAGGTGAAAGTATTAAGGTTTTCTTTACTGAAGAAAAGGGGCTAATGATGGATTACACTACAACAGAAGGTCCTACAACGGTCAATATTAAACCTGATAATTCTGTTGAGATTATAAATGCTAATGGAGATTCCATTGTTATGCTTAATGATGGTAACATTACATTTACTCATAGCGCTAAGTTTATAATTAATAGCACAGATAATACCGAGATTAACTGCAAGGATGCAATTATAAATTGTGAAAACACTATCATTAATCATTCATCATCAATTGAGCTAGGACAAGGGGCTAGTGAAAAGATTATTTTAGGAGATACTTTTAAAGCATTCTTTAATAGTCATACTCACATTGCTAATCTTGGGGCTCCTACATCACCGCCGATTGTACCTATGACTGCTGCGCAGCTTAGTAAGAAGAACGTTAAATCTCTATAAATATATAAATTACTAAAAGATAAGTTATGCCATTAGTACAACCTACATTAAATCTTGCATTGGAACAGGCATTTGATAAAGCAATGTTTGTTTTTGCGGAAACTATCGCAAACAGTCCACAAGGTACTGATGTTGCTGATGATGCAAGAAAGGCAGCTGCTAAAGTATTTGCTAACATTGCAACGCCTGCAATTGATCTGTATATTAAATCCGCCACTATTACAATACCTCCTGGTCAGCTTGTAGTTGCTCCACCCCCAGCAGGAACAGGGTCCACAACGACACCATCTTTACCTGCAATTATTGTTTAAACAAAATAGATGTTACTAGGTATAACTATTGTAAATTGACAAGAGTAATATATAATCTATATTTCAACCCTTTAATAACAAAATAATGATTGAGCAAGAAATCACAATTCAACTAAGTGATGATCCGTTTGACACAAAAACAATTAAAGTCCAAGTTCCTAAAGGAACAAAGATTCTATCAACTGAACCTTATGTAGCCGATGTGCTATCAATGTATGGCTTATCCGAAAGGGTAGAAGAACAATTGCATTTATGCGAAGACCAGCAAAGATATACAACACAAGGGGAAATCGTATCGTTTTCTAAAGATAAAGAAGGCAATAAAATTATTGCTCTCATTGATCTAGGCACAAAGTATACTGCTACATGCCATCTTCTTAAAGAACCTAAATCTATTGTTGACCAATTGGAAATTGGAATGATTGTAGATGTTAAAGTTAAGCCAGGTAAAAATGGAAATGTATTGGCTTCAATATCAGATGCAATTGATGAAGTTAAGTCTAAGGAAATCATGGATGCTATTGGTAATAAGTCAATAGGATTCACTGGTAAAATTGTGGAACTTATTCACGGTGGTTATTGGGTTGAGGTTGGAGGAATCCGATGCTTTATGCCAGGATCGTTGGCTGGGCTTAATAAGCTATATGACTTTGAATCTATTGTCGGTCAAGAATTAATTATTATGCCAGTATCATACTCTAATGAAAAAGAAACTATTATTGTTTCCCATAGAGAATACCTAAGAACTTTAATCCCATCAACAGTTGAATCTGCTAGGGAAAATATTAAAGATCATATTACAGGTTTTGTTACCGGTACTACTAAGTTTGGTATCTTTGCAGAATTTAATCAATGCTTAACTGGTCTTATTCCTCTTTCTGATTTAGACGAAGAAACTTTAGAAAGATTTAATAAAAGAGAAATTAAACCAGGTGATGATATTTCATTTTGGATAAAAGAAATCATTTCTGATAAAAAGATCATATTATCACAAACAGGGCCTAAAGAAAATATCTGGGATGATGCCGGTGAAAAATATAAACCTATGATGGTAACCTCAGGTAAGGTAACAAAGGTAACTAAGTATGGAGCCTTTGTTGAACTGGAAAAAGGCATTAGTGGATTAATTCATAAATCTAAATTAAAGGATACTGAATTAACTAAAGGTGATACCGTTAGTATAAAAATTCAAAGCATTAATCCTAGTGATAGGAAAATAACTATGAATCTTTCTGAGTAATGAAAGGAAAAGAAGATTTGATTATTGACAATGATCAGATAGTTCTTTCTGATCCACCTAAAGAAGATCGACGTGGTCAAGTTGTAATGATGAGGTGGGAAGATGAGGTAATGAGGCTTTCTTCCAAGTGGGTTACATACAACCAAGGTGATATTCTTGAGTTTGGTTTTGGTATGGGATTATCTGCTGGTCATATACAATCATATAGACCTAAATCTCATACTATTATAGAAATTCATTCTGATATAGCAGCTAAAGCTAAAGAATGGGCCAAGGATAAACCTGGCGTTAAAATCATACACGCAGATTGGTGGGATGTTAAAGATGAATTAGGAATGTATGATGGAATATTTTTTGATACTTTTAATGATCCTAATGAAATGAATTGGTATGATGTTGCTATAACAAAAGCAAAACCAAATTGTCATATATCATTTTATAATAATAGACCATTTAGAAGTAATTCATACGGCATAAAGGTTGTTGACTATATTCATAAAAGAGTATGTCCAACTAAGAATGATTATTTTCACTATGCAGATTACTATGTACCTTTAGTTATTCATAATCCATAAATGCTAGGGTTGGAATATATAAACAAATTAGATAAAAGATGTATTCCAACGAACAGCTTAATGCCATATATTCATCTAAGGTAGGTTTTGAATTTGAGTTCTTTGCTAATGAAGATATTCAGGAGGCAAAAACAAGCATAGCAAATACCCTTAATAAGAAAATTAGAATAGAGGACAAAGCACATAGTGACTTTTCTCCAACAGAGGAGGTGTTTAAAATGGAGCCTGATAATTCCGGAGGAACTGGAATGATTGAATTAGTAACAGGACCTCTTCCTTTTGTTGAATCTAAACTAATCATGGCAAAGATGTTAAAGTGGATCCAAGAAAATGGTTCTACTAATGAGAGATGTTCTATTCACGTAAATCTTGCATTTGATGGAAAGAAGTTAGGGCCAATTACTAATATGACCAAATTGGATATAGGTAAGTTTGTTCTTAACTTTGATGAAGATAAAGTTTATGAAGCGTTCCCTAATAGGAAAGATTCTGTTTATGCAAAGTCAATTAAATTTATTGTACCTCTTAGTGGAATGACACAAAATTCTCCAGGTAAAAATGTGTGGCATAATTACATGTTTGTTAACGAAAAGTATTATGGCATTAATTTTACTAAGATACCTAAAGGGTATATTGAATTTCGTTACTTAGGTGGAAAGGATTATGAAAAGAAGTATAGCACTATTCTTTCTATGACAGAGCATTTTCTAATTTCATTATATGAAACATTGGTTAACCCTCAATACACCGATGAGGATATGAAAAAGTTAGATGCCGTTCTTGAAAAACATCAAGATGTTATTCAATCATATAAAACATATCAAAAGTTTAAAGAAAAGTTTCCAAACATTCAATTAATGATTGATTTAAAAACAGCAGATCAAATAGTTGAAATGTATTATCCTAGAATCAGGGAAAGAGTATTTGACCTTCTAACTAAAGCTGATTTACAGGAAGGCCTAATTAATTATGACAGTGATACTGGAAGAATACAGATTAAAGATGCTGAGTTAAAAAGATGTTTTGAAATTCATGATGTTGATATTGTTGACTGTGTAGTTCAAGGAAACATAAAAGGTTGCGATATCTTTGGATCTGAAATAATCAACTCTTCAATTTTTGAATCAAACTTATTTGGTTCAACTATATGTAAGGACTGTAAGGTAGAGGAATCATATGTTAGTAAAAATGTGATTTGTGAAAACTCTTACGTGTTTGGTAAGAAAGGAGTATTCAGTGGTGAAATGGAAGGTGGAATATTTAGACAAGGTAGAGCAACTAAATTTGCTAGATTTAGCGATGATACTGAAGTCATTGAAATAGAAAAAATTAAGTAAGTATGCCATACATAGATTGTAATGATCCGGATGCTAAAGATTGTTTGGATGAATTAATCAAACAAATAAACGATGAGTTAACTATTACTTGTCAGGTTCCTTTTACAGTACCCAAAAAAGAAATTGCAAGAATAGTAAGTAAAGCAAAAAACTATTTTTATAAGATTTATGAAGATAGCGTAGAGGAGATGTATATTGCTTTACCTAGAGCTGCTTGGTATAAACCGGACTTTAGACAGGGTATAGACAAGGATAGTGACACCTTATCAAAAACTAATCTTGATAATCCTAGAGGTGTAGTACAAATGCCATTTGGTGTTTGGTCGGTTAATAATGTATGGGAACTAAATGGCTTTAGTGGTGAAGATGGTGGATTTGGATCAAGATCTTTTTCTGCAGGTGATCCGGATTTTTCAATTGATAAGTTTATCTATTCTGATACATACGGTGCTGGAATAGGAGCAGAAAATCTAATGAATTATGTAATTAACTCAAAGTTCATTGATAATGCAAGACAAGTATTACAGGCCCAGATTTCATATTCATACAATAGATTAACTAGAAAATTTAGATTCCAAGGTGAATTACCAAAACATGCATGTGTTTTTCAAATATACCGTACAATCCCTGATTGTGCTCTTTTTGAGGATGAAGCCTTTTATCGCTATTGCGTAGCGATGGCAAAAATTCAATTGGCTAGAATCTTAGGAACATTCCAATTTAACCTACCAGGTAACATTACAATTAATTATGATATGATATCGTCAGAAGGTAGAGATGAGTTGGATAGGCTAATTGAAGAAATAAAAGGTGATGAAGGTGTTGACTATTTCTTCACTGGGTAATTATAATCTAAGACAGGTACTTTTTTAAGAGAATATATATTAAAAGATTATTCTCTATGATCGGCGACATTTATAGCAGAGATGCAGAATCGGTTAAGTATAACCAAAAGGTTATAGAAGTTAGTGATGAACTATCTCAGCTTATACTGAAAATAGAAAATACTCTCTTCTCTAGAAAAGGTGATGTTTTAGGAGCTCCTAATTTTGGGTGTAATCTTGATGACCTTATCTTTTCTTTAGTTTTTAATGAAGCTGTAATTAAGCAGAGAATTGTATCTCAGATACAAATGTATTGTTTACCTGATGATACCAAATTCTCTATTGATGTACAGGTTAAATTTTTTAGTACATTGGAAAGAAATGGAGCATTGATTGACATCTATATTAATGAAAACAGAGTCATAGGTGCATTATTTTAATAAAATATAAATGTGAATGTCATTCTTTAGCAAAACAAGAATAAAAGCAACTGAACTGTTCTTTGATGCCTTTCAGTATTTACAAAGAACTTATGACCAGGCTCAAGAGGTGTTTACTCCAGCATCTCCATTTGGTCAATTACTTACTGTTGTTGCAAACTTAGGTGAAATGATATTCTTCTATATTGAAGCAGTTGCAACAGAACTTAATATATCAAGAGCTAGGAACATTGAATCAATATATGGATTATCAAGATTAACTGGCCATGATCCTACTAGAGGTATATCGGCTAGAGGTATAATAGGATTAAGACTTAATCAAAATGCGGCTGCATTAGTTAATGGAGACTTTGTACAAATACTAAATAAAGCTCAGATAGAATGTGGTAACAATGGACAAAAATACTTTATATCATTTAATAGTGATTACATTAGATTAGAAAAAACTGATAGGCAGTTTGTAAATGTTGAAATGATCCAAGGCGAAATTGAAGATCAAACCTTTACGGGAAGTGGTTTTAATTTACAAAGCTATAATCTAACCACTAAAGATTCAACGGATCAGTACTTAGTTGAAGTGCATGTAGATGGTCAATTATGGAAAAAGGTTGATTCTTTATATGATATGGGGCCAAATGAAAAATGTGTCATGGTTAAAACTAGTGTTAATGGAGGATTAAGTATTTTCTTTGGTAACACTCAGTTTGGTAGACCTCCTGCATTAGGTTCACTTATTAGGGTAACATATGTTAAAACTAGAGGTGTTGCTGGAAACATAGGTGGAAAAAATCTTGACATTAAGTTTGTGGATGAAGGGACCGATTACTTAGGAGAAGGTGTAGATCTTAATGAAGTGTTATCTCTAAACATTGTTAGAAATCCAGGATTTGGATCTGATAGCGAAGATCCTTCTTTTACTAGACTTATTGCTCCTTACCAAAGTAATTCATTTGTGTTAGCTAATCCTAATAATTACATTTACTATTTAAGTAAGTATGATACTTTTTCTTTTATTGATGCATATAATACAAAAGACGATCAGTACATAGATGATGATAATATCATTTACCTTTTCTTAATTCCTGATATTAAGAAAAAGATAACCAGTGATAAGGATTACTTTAATGTCGCAGAAGAAGAGTTTACCTTAACTAAGGATGAGAAGGCTCAGGTTTACGAAATCTTAAATGCTAGTGGTAGACAGGTTGTAACTGCAGAGGTTAGAATTAATGATCCTATAATTAAGAGATATGCATTAAACGTTATCATAAGATGGATTGAAGGCTACGATAAAGATAATATTTCTACTGAGATTAGAAAGCAGTTAAATGATTACTTCTTAAATGTAAATAGAAGAGATAGAATACCTAGATCTGATATCATTTCAATTATTGAAGATGTTGAAGGCGTTGACTCTGTTAATGTTTTCTTTATATCAGAAGAAAATGAAACTGCAATAAGAAACGGATATTATTATGTACCTGTATATGGTACTGATCCTGCAACCGACCAAAAGACTCTTATTGAAAATAAAAAGATTGTTTTGGCGCCAGGCGAGGATCCTCAATTAGGATTAGACGAGTTTGGCGATGTGATAATTGGACCTGAAGATATTGCAATCATAAGAGGTGGGTGGGAAGATAGAAACAAAACATATTTTGAAGCAACTCCTGTAAAAAATGGTATAGGTTCACTTAACATATTCTTTAAGTCAGTGATAAACAATAATCTTTACAACAAAACTCAGCAAGATAGGTTTAATGAATTAAGAAGAAATAGAGGAACAACTATTGCGACTGGTAGAAATTCAAGATCAACTAATACAGGCAGACTGTCTGGTCAATCAACACAAAACACAATTAACAATTTATAATGATTCCATTAGAAGAGAGAAGAAAGGGTTTTGAGAGTCCATACAAAGCAATGTATGAATCTGGGTGGGAGTTAAAAAATACAGGATATGACTATTCTGAAACTCTCATGAAGAATACCTTATCTAAATATATGTTTGGTAATGCTAGGCTTGCTAACTTTATTGTTACCCAACTCCAACCTATCATAGTATTCTTTATAAATAAAGTTAAATACTTGCGTGTTTATTACAATTTTGCCGTACCTAAAGATTATCAAAAAATAAACTAAAATGAATCGCTGGGAACATTTATATTTCTTTGATAAGAATGGAAAGTATTACAACTTTGACTATGACTCTACTAATGATATGTGGACAGGTGATGTCTATTTACCTGAGGTATCCGTTGGTCTGTTTGAGGTTGGGCAAATGTTTATACTTCAAAAATTCTTAGATACAAACACTAATACTTATAAGTTCGGATTCCCACATTCATATGTAGGTAGTACTACAGGAATCACCGGTGCTACTGGTACTTGTGATTGGATTGTGTCATGGGAAACATCAGACCCTACTGATATTCTTTTGTTTCAGTTTGATTTAGACTATGACACTGGAACACAAACATCATTGGAAATTGAAAATGCTGGTCCGCCAATTGAAAAATATGATACGATAAATATTCCTCTTGAATATGATTCAGCCCAAACAATAGATGCTAACGGTTACATAAATACAAGTGATATTACATCTGAGGCTATTCAGATTAATTTTGCAATCAATTCGGAGGAAGAAAATACATTTAAGAGGACTCTTATTATAGAGGATGAATGTACAGGTAGTACTATAGGTAAGTTTACAATCTATGCTGAAACTATCGGTGAAGATGAAAGACTACGTGTTATGACAGATAACTTAGGTTATAACATTGCTTTAAGTGATAGTGCTATATTTAGAAATACAAATATTTATGAGCAATATCCTGACTTTATAGAGATCAATACAAAGAGAAAGGAAATTATGTTAGAAGGACATAACATATACCCTTTCATTGGATCCTATAAGGGTTTAATAAATGCTATCAATTATTTTGGTTATAATAATTTACAAGTAAAGGAGTTTTGGAAAAACATCAATAAGTCTTCTCCTAATTATGGAAAGTATATTCAGTCTTCTCCAATTAAGATATTTGATCCTACTGTTAATTATAATGACTTAAATATTACCTTACCTAATAAAAACTTTAGAAAGACTAGCTTATTTAGTCTTGTGTATAAGATTAATCAAATAAAAGAAGATTTTTATTCTGATGAAGATCTCCCATTAACTGAAGAAGTATTTGACTATACAATTGAGGAAGTCTTAATTAAGCTATTTGGACTTAAGAGAAAGCTTGAAAAAGAATTCTTACCACTTAATGCAAGAATTAAGGACATAACCGGTGAAGCCGACTTCTTTGGTTTATTAGAGCTTACTAATACTATAAGCAGAAATGACAAGAGAAACATTAATGCTGGTATAGCAGCTGATTTTAAAGTAAGCCCAGATGGTTGTAATTATTTAGAAGATTTAAGAACTTTTGCTAGTTTCTGTTACCAAGAAGCTGCTGTAGTTGGTCAAGCAATTATAAATTTCTGTAATGCTTATATTGCTCCGTTTGGTGGTTCATCTACCGGATCTACTGGATCTGCTGGATCTGGAAGTAGAAGAAATGTTGTTCTAGGTCCTTACAATAGCGGTGACGCATTACCTTTACCTCCTATAGGACCTGATGTTAATGATGTATTAGGTGCTCCTTACGGTGGACAAAACATAACAATAGATGGTATAGCAGATGTGTACTTAGCATATTTTACTAAGTATGCTCCTAATCTTAATAGGATAGGTAATGTTGAGGATGGTTGGTCATCTTTGTATTTACCTGATAAACCAGGAATTCCAGTTGGTGCTTTAACTGTTTTAGAAAACACAAGTTTTAATAACCTTACTTGGAATAATATTGATATGACATGGGAGCAGTTATCAAATGCAAACAGATTCCATACATATGACTTAGATCCTCAGGGTGCTACTGTTGGTGATGAATTTAAGATATATGACCCGGTCACAGAATTACAGGTTACTTATACTGTACAATTAGGAGATACTGATACTGATGTTAGAAATAATCTTTATAATCAATTAGTGGTTCTTAAGAACTCTTTCACCGCACCTTGGGTATTTTGGGATATCTCTCAACAAACTTTACCTACATCAGGTGATGTAATTAGAATATTTGGAGATGGCACAGAAAGAATTCAATTAAGTGTTATTTCGGCAACTGGGGCTCTGTTTAGAAAAATAGATTATGCAGGTGAATTACTGTATACTTGGGATAGTGTACAGAGAGGAAACTTTAGTGAAATTGAATGGACTATTTATAAAGATAAGACTGATGTTTCACCAGCATACTATTATAACATTAGAGGATCTATTGTAGACTATAATAGGTTACCAATTACTTTACCTTATGTTGGTACTTATTCAGTTGAAATGAAATTATTTGATCTTTATAATAACATTTCATCGATAGTTAAGACCGATGAAATTTGTATTGAAGCTAAAGAAGTTGAATACTCCGGTTGGTACCAAGGCAGAAAATTAAAATACACATGGGATGTTGATGGTAAATGGAAATGGAATGATTATGGATCAATGTGGAATCTTCCAATTGAACCTTCAACAAGATGGGATGAAGAAACCCCTAGTTTATATGAGTCTTTAGATAGGGTTAATGCTATTCTTAATACATTTGGTTTAGGTGTAAGCCCTAATTTCCAATTGCTTAATTACCAGGATAATGGTAAAGCTAGTTTTATGGGTCCTTATTTTTGGAATAATATTAAGAAAGGCAATTGGAATGATTCTTATCATCTTTGGTGGGATGTTACTTCTGTGTCTGGTGATACTCCAGCTTTTTTCCAATTTAAAGAAGTACAGCCTGATTCATATCTTAAGATTATTGATCTTAAGGGTAATGTAGGTGAACATTATTTTAGCCCTACTACAACTACATTAGCCCAAGCTGCTTCACAACTAAACTTAAGCAGCGATCCTATAATCAATAAGTATGTTTATAATGTTGTATATGATGCTGCAAGTGCACAGAAATTTGTACAGGCAGTTTCTAGGTATTTTGGATCTTATGGAGATTGGTCATACGTAGATATTGTTGATGTAAATGGAAATAGGATCTGTTCAAGTACTGGTTCTACTGGATCTACAGGTTCTACTGGATCTACAGGTTCTACTGGTACAGGCTGCGATAGCTTAATTTACAGAATGGGTTTACATAAAGCAAGCAATCCAACATGGAGCACCAGTAAGTTTATTAACGATGGGATAACATTACCTAAATTAACTTGGATAATGTTTGTATATGATAAATGTAAGATCAACGGTAAGGATAGAGCAAGGTGGATAATAAAAAATACTAGCACACCAAATGCATCCGATATATATTTTGAGAGTAAATACTTAACGTACTTATTTCAAGATTCCGGTAAGTATGAAATTACTTTAGAACTTACAGATTCTAATGGGAATAAATATAAAAAAGGAAGAAACATCCTAATAATAAAATAATGAAAAGATGGCTATTAGCGTAACAGAAATTCTCGGAACAGATTCTTTATCAGGATCTAGATTGGTTATCAATGATAACTTTAACATTCTTGCTAGTGAGATCAATGCAATGGAGATTTATTTCAATCCTACATCCGGAACTCTTAACAACTTAAATGATGTTAAGACGGAGTCTTTAAGGGTTGGGTTAAGTACCGTTCTGTTAGATATCAATGCAAGTACATTTGACATTTTAACTAATGTTGTGTCAACAGGAAACCTTACCTTAAGTGGCGCAGGTTTATTTAGAAATGATGTAGACCCACAAACTCTTAATGATACATTTTCAGGTCCTTCATTAACAATTTCGGTTGGTACGAGTACCGCCATTCCACCTTACACAATAGAAAGGGTTGGTAATTCAAATACCTCAGCCTTAACTATTGAACTTAACGATGGTGCAATTGGTCAAGAAATTTTCTTTGTGTATTCAGAAGCAACTACTGGTATGGTTGAAATTACAGGTGCAGTGAATCCTTTAATTTTACCTGGTGCTGGAGCAACACCAACGGTTCAATTGAATGCGCAAGGAAAGAGTGTACATTTGTTATGTGTTGATGATGGAACTGGTAACGGTGATTGGTATGTAGTTGGAGGAACTGGATATACTATCGTTTAATAAAAAATTAAAGACTAAATGGCTACGACGCCCTTAATAAAAACACCACAAGCAGATGGAGGTACATTTTATACCTTTTCATCTTCAGCAAGAGACCTATCTAAGACTCTAAATAATGATAATCTTAGACTGGTCTTTTCTAAGTTTGTGCTTTTAAATATTCCGGATTTTGATAGATTAGATCCTACCACGTTTAGTAATTATGAAAACTATATGCAATTTGATACCATTGATGGTATGATTGCAAACGGTGGACTAAAAGGAGATCCAAATGTTAACTGGGCGGAGAGCTTTCAAAACTATGCTCTTAATCTTGAAGAGCTAATCATAAGCGATCCTGATTATGATAACGCTGAAAGAAGGTCTGTTTCCGAGAGGGTCTTCTTTAAGTGGTTAAAAGAAACAGGAGCCATCCGATTTAGAGAAGCCACTACCCTAGAAAAAAGTGGAGCTGTTACAGGTTCTGTGTTTGTAGAAGAAGATGAAAAAACAAGTGGCACAATACAGTATAGAAGAGTAGTAAAGTACATAGGAGATATTGATATTGTAAATAATGTAGACCGGGCCGGAGAAGCTTATACGGAATTATATATTAATGTACCTACAGAGGTGGGTGGCACTCCTACAATCCTCTTTAACACGGTGTCTGATAATAACTATCAGCCTGGCTTAAAGATTCAAGGAGAAGACGAATATATTCTAGGTAGAGGAACCAGTACAATACATCCACAAGGTTTAGATTTATTTGCATTTTATGATTACGATCAACCTTTGTTAGGAGGAGGTCCTGCAGGATATACTGATCCAAATGCAAACTGGATGAATGAATCAACTCCACCTAATACAACTGATGCATACTTTACAGAACCTACTACATTTAATAGCGCTCTTAATGTTGACATAAGAAAATATCCTGCTGATTATGGAAGTCCTGCAGGGTATGCAGGTTCTGCGTATAGAAGATCTGAATTAGACGGTATCTCTGTTGACTTTGCGCCTGGTGACTATCAGCAGATTGTACAAGATCCTACAATTTCTACCATATCTCAGTTTAACGGTATTGACTTATCATCAACGTTTGAATTTAATGCTGTCTTAGTTTATTATGACCTGGTAGATTTAAGTAATAGAAATAATACCGTAACTAACTTGTATGGTATTTTACTCTTAGATAATATCACGCCTACGACGGATGGTGGTTATATCCAAAGATATCCTAAGTATAAGCCTAATAGAGTTACTGGACAAAACGGTAACAGCTACGGGTTTAAAATTAATTTAAGATTTGATGCATCACCAGGAACGGCTGGCATTGACACGATTGTTAATGATTACAACACTTTCTCAATGGGCCTATTCGCCGATGCAACTGCGCAATTACAGGAATCGGCAAAAATTTTCCAAAGACAACAGATTGAAATATCTGACATAGAAAGTAGATTATTAGGATTAGAAAATACTATAAATGCAATTAGTACTTCTACTTCTTTACAGAGTCAATTGGATAGTATTCAAACGCAACTTAATAATGCAAGTCTTTCTTTTGCAAGTGAAAGTAGCTTATTAGATTTAATTGCTAAAAACTCTGATGATATCCAATCATTGGCAAACGGAAATGTTTCTCAGACACTTCAGTATAATACTGATGTACTTAGATCAGGTCCTGGTATCAGATTAAATAAAAATACACCTAACCAGGTAAGAGTAGATCTGGTTACTCAACAATATACCTTTATGATCCCATTTGATGAAAATGGAGATCAAATAACAGTAACTAATCCACTGGATCTAAATGTTATCTCGCCAAAGGCATACGCCGAATTGGTACCTTTTACTAATATGTTAAGGCTTGATACAATAAACAATCCTAACGGTGACTTACTAATATACATTGATGATACCGATACACAGTGGTTGGTTGGACAAACTATTAGGCTTACTTTTAATAACACAGTTAATCTTTCATCCAGAAATGTCAGTATATTTACTGATGCACCTGGAAGATTAAATCAAGGGACTTATGGTAAGCTTATCGCAAATATTACAGGTAGCGAATTAGGAACCAAGCCTATTATTGAATTAATATGTACCGAGCAAGGTATTCTAAATTTCGTATATGATATCATCAAATAAATAATAAAAGTATAAAATCTGATGGCCGAACAAAATTCAATATCAACTCTGTTACCTGAACTGTTAAGACTTTTTAACAATTCATTAGAGAGTTTTGAAAAAGTAAATCAAGCAGTAACCTCAAATAGAGATTCTGTAACGATTAACTTACAAACAGAAGATGGGACTAACCAAAGGGTTACTGTTCCTTCGTTTGGCTTTCTTAAGAACTCTATTGATAGACTCGATGCAAATGTTAATACTATAACAAATGTTACAGGTGCAGGAAGTTCAATAAGATTATCTGATGGTACTTTTAGAAAGTTAGTTTTAGCAAAGCTTCCAACCGAAGCACCGGATTTAACAGGATTAAATACTGTTAATGAATTTAACATTAAACCTAACTGGTTTTTTGAAGAACTTATTAACCCATTATTATATGTATCATTTGATCTAACCGGTCAGGTTCCTATTGATACCGAAAGGGCTATCATAAGAAGATATATTTTAGATACAAACACGCAAAGTAAGATACAGTTTTTTGACAATAACTACAATGGTAGATCTGAAATTAACTATGATACATTCTTACAGAATATAGTAGAGAGAAACATATCTTATGTTTTAGATGAAGCTGTTGTTGATTTGCCACCTAGAGTAAAAAGATACAGTGGTAAATTTGGAGTTACAAGAATATCCGAAACCGATTTTACAGAAGAGATTAATGGTGTAACTGTAACTACAAAGAAGAAACAGTATAAACTCACTAAGTTATTTTATACCGATGCAGAAGCAGACTTTCCTGATACGATACAACTTAAAGTAGGTGATTCTTTAGAGGTTGTTTCTAATCCTATTGATACCAGGTACATTGTAAAGAATGTTGATTCTAGTACAAATACAGTTATCTTAGATTTAGTTGAAGGCAGCAAGCCAATTCAATTAGGTGCTGATATTTTAAAAATATCTTCTACTTTAAATGATAATGTTCAGGTTGATGTAACTGTCGGTTTTAATGAAAGATGTGTAACCTTTGTAAAGCCAATTGATCCTGATTCAAAGATCCCTTCGGTTAACTGGTCTCCAGGCTCAGGTTTTTATACAAATACATTAACTACTATTGCTAGTGATGGAACCTTGCAAACTCTATCTGACTATTATCAAAGAAATGCAGTTGACTTTGGAAGATTCTTATTATCATTTGCGCAGGATAAGTTGCCTACAAGTAGAGAAGGTTTAATACCTAATTCTCCTACTTTATCCGCTACTGATTTTAAAGTAAAGTTAATTAATGGACAGGTAACAAACGCTGACGCTATTGTTCAATTAGAAGATCTTAATAACCAAAAGAATACATTAGAAGCAAGTATTAAAGAACTTGATTCTGCTATTTCACAGACAAGAACAAAGTTACAGACTACTAATTATGCTACAGATGTAGAACGTTCGGCTGATAAGAATGCTTTACAAGGATTGATAACCGAGAGATCTTCTAATGCCCAATTGTATTCTTCTGTTGTAAAAGAAATTGACGCAAAGAGTAAAGATAATTCCGTAGGTAGTGTAACTCCTAAATATAGAGTTAGAGGATTTTGGCCAATGCCTGCTGAAAAGTCCAGCCCTGCAACTGGACCACAATCAATTATTAAGTTTAAGATTAGATACCGATACCTTTCTCAGGATGGCGCTGCTAATCCAGTTGATCAATTTACATTTGAGGATGGTCAAACCAGAAGCCAAGGCGCATTCTCAAATTGGGAAATTGTTGAAAGTGTATTAAGACCTAGATATAAAAATAGTATAACCGGTCTTTATGAATGGGCACCTATAGATAATGATAATGCTGATGCAAATAACATTAACCAATTAGATGTACCAATTAGAAAGGGAGAAATTGTAGAAGTACAGGTTAAATCTATTTCAGAGGCCGGTTGGCCATCTAATCCAATCGAAAGCGATTGGTCAATTGCAACTAGGATTGAGTTTCCTGCAGATTTAAGTTCCGATAATGCAATTGAATCTATTTTGAATCAAAATGCTGAGGATCTTGCTAAAGTTAGTTTACAAGAACAATTAGATGCACAAGGAATTAATGATCATTTAAGTAGTTCATTTATTTCAAATGAAAAATATTATGCCCACGGCGCAACTGTAATTGCATCTGGATTTTTATCTGAAAACCAAACACCAATTGACCTATTTACCAAGCTTAGTGAAATGCAAGCTAGGCTTGATGAATTTGCAGAGATTCTTAGAAATGCTGCAGGCGAATTGGTTGTTACCTTATTGGATGATCAAGGCAATGTTAATAGACTTAACAAGAATGCTACAACTAAAATCTTTGCAGGATTTTACTTTAATGAAGTTAAAGATCTGGATGATCCTAGAGGAGCGGTTGTTACTAAAACATTCTTTATTAACCTTGCTAACAATGAACAAACTGGATTACGATTAATCTCCAGAATTGCAGGTTCTAGAACTAGAATGGTAAAACAATCAGAGAATCCTTCATATAGTTTATCTGAAGCGCAAGGCGGTAGTGTAATTTTACCAGCAACATATACATGGCTTGATAACAGTGCTGCTAATCAGAGCAATAGTAAAGCTACATATGATACCAATGATAGTGATTATAATACTATTCGTAAGTATGATCTAACACCTTTACTATTAACTAATCCTACTGTTGATTCTACTAATAGGTTTGGTCAGGATATATCTCTTGCGCCATACCAATCGGCACAGAATAAGAATCAAATTTTATACTCAAGATTTCAGGATGTATCTTCTGAAGAATCTTTTTATAACTATATAAATCCAGCAGGTCAGTATACATTTAACTTAGATACCGCTGAAAACTTTTATTTAAAAGATTCTTTTGATACCGCTGTAACCCCAGGTGAATTTATTTGGGGTGGAGGATTTTTATCAACAGGTGTACCTACTACTGCTTCTGGGTTTGATTTACCACAAGGTGATGAAACTATAGAGGTTCATATTAATCACCCATGGTTATCTTCATATGATGCATATAGAGCTGCTTATGTTTATTTGACTGGGGATACTACTACTTTACCCGCAACACTAGCGGCGGATATTGATTGTACATCAAGTGGTAATGGTACTGCTGCTGTTATGTTTAGACAATCTAAATTTATTCCTTTGACATCAGACCAGATTAAAGGTAAGCAGCAATCAATTTACTTAAATGAAAACGCGGCAGCCTTAAATACATTAGCTGCATTCACACCAATTACATTTACTTCTACAGGTCAATCTTTAGCAACTAGTCCAACTCTTGCTGCTATCCCACCGTTAAGTAATAACACTAATCCTAATTTTGTTGATTATGCGAGAAATGTCAAAACTTCATTTGAAGCGTTTGACCAGTATTTGTTAGGTAAAAACACATGTGGATCATATCTATTTGTATCTTCTGATGATCATGAAGCCGTTCAAGTAGATGGGGATTCCGTACAGTCAAGTAAAATTGTTCAGTTCGGTTCTTCTAATTCAATTAACATACCTTTAGTATTCCAATATAGAATGACCGATTATTTTGGAACCGGAACAGGATCTGCTGGTGGTATTGGTAATATTGCAGGTGATAGTACCGGAGCAACTACTAATCTAACATATGCTAAAAAAGTTGGGTTTGACGTTTATCCTAACGGTAATGAACCTTATCAATTTGATATTGAAATCTTTGCTAAGTATAAGTCGGATAATCTTAATGTAGATGTATTCCCAGCTGCCACGGTTACTAAAGGATTAAATGATTTGGAAAAAGTAATTAGTAAGCTTTCACCATCGGTAACTGCAACTAAGGTTAACCAAGTAGTTAGCTCAGGTGGAAGTGTATCTACTGGTGCTATTAGTAGAGGGATAGCGGATAGATAATTTTCACTGCCTTCTTGGTGAATAAATAAAAAAAGTGAAAATTAATGGCCGAGCCCTTACTTGATAAAGCCTCATATAGTTTATTAAGAACAAATCCAAAACTTACCGGTAATGTTAAGCTGGTTAGTAACGGGAATGATTTGTATCTAGAATCGTTTAGTTCCAATTCTCAGCTATCATCGTCTTCATTTAAGGCATTTAAAATTGATGGTACGCAGACTTATGATATTGATGTTTATAACTTTTTTCAAAGAGGAAAGTTTCCTACCGATTTAGCTTATGAAGTTTTTCAAGAATTTCAAGATGTTTCAGTTTTGTCTTCTTATAATAGGCAATATGAAATGTTTTACTCGGCAGGTACACGGTCGGTAGCATCTGATGCATATTCTGAAAATTTAGGTATGCTCGCTCCTTTATGGCTGAATCAAAAGATACCTAATTATTTTGTTATATTTAGACTAGATAATCCATCTGCTGTAAATAATACCGATGCAGCCGTTCCAAACGAGGATGAAATTTTAGCACAAACGCCTGAAAAATTTAAGGAATTTGTTTTACAAAATTGTACAGCAATTAAAACATTTGACTTATCTGAGAATTCTAAGTTAGGTGCTTATATTAGAAGATACCGAAATAAGGAGGGGTTTCCAAAGGCTCCCTTAACAGTTAGTTGGAGAAAAGATGAACCTATTACATGGAATGGTATTTCATATAAAAAAGGTGGGTTTACATCAAGCGGTAGCTTTTCATATGATGGTCTTGTTACACAAGATGCAACTATTATACAAAATGAATATTTCTTTACACAAGGATTTGAAAGAAATGGTATTCTTTTAGCAAACCTAATCAACTTTGAATTCTTATTCTCTGATCCTGATGCAGAAGATTATTCAATAAATCGCTATTTTGGTTTATATGTAAATGAAATAGAAGAAGGGTTATTTGATATTTCAGGTGAAGGGTTTTACAAAAACACAGAGAAAACACAACTTCCTAAAATTAAAACTATTACTGAGGTTTCACAGTATTTAAATACACCATTTGAATTAACAAATAGAAATGGTATACTTTTATTCTTGGATCCTACTAAGACCACAGAAATTACAGGTCTTCCTACACCACAAAGAGTTAGCGAAACAGATTCAATATTTTATGTAAAGGATAAAGATGATCAATTTCATACAATTAAAAAAGGTTCTAGGTGGGGTACAAACCAGATAAGATTGTTTGATAAAAAAATTGATATATCAAAACTTGCAGGATATAAAAATCCTGATACTTTTGCCAATGCACAAGTTATTAATAAAGCAGGTTCTGCTAATTCATATGTTAAGGTACTAGGGGAATTGCCTGTTGGTACTACATTAAAGTTTTATGATGGCCCTAATCTGATTGGGCAGGTGGCGGCTAATGAATCTTTAACTAATGGGCCGGGTACTAGCTTTGAAGCATTCTTTAATCCTAATGGTACACCAGAAGAAATTGCAAGAGCAATTAGAAAAGCCATTTCGTTTGGTATAAACATTGATAAAAGATTCTTTATTGCAACTATAAATAAAGATACTGTATATTTTACTAGCAGATTTTTTGGTTCACGATTTAATAGACTGAAGCTTAATATAAACTGGTCTGAATATTCCCAAATAGAAGGTAATTTGGTATCTTATCCTGAAACATCTTTTCAAAACGAGACTACTAATTTTGTAGGAGGTAATGATAAAACTAATTCATTGCTTAAAGTTGCAGCCGGCGATCAACTTAGATTTGTAAAAGGTAATTATGTAAAGACCAAAGCTGGATATGCATTAATATCAGATTGGGTTCCGTATTTAGAAGAACCTATATTTGATGGTAATGGCAATCAATTAGGTTATACTGATGTAGATAAGTATGTTATTGTAACAGTTGATGATAACCAAATAGATTTAACAAGATCTGGGCAAGTTTCTCTATATTCTGATTATAGACCTTCGTTTGGTAGATTTTCATTCTTTGGGGTTAGAGATTTTGATTTTGATTTTTATAGTGATCTTTATAGTGAGCTAGGCGAGCTTAATTATGAAATAGCTGAATATAACCAATCTGACGGTATTTCAACTGGAGTCACTGGTGTAACTGGAGTTCCATCAACTTCTTATTTTGGTGTAAGTGAATGGGAGGACATTAGAGAGTTTTATGATTCAGGTGGATTTAGTAATTTAATAGGATTGCTAAAAGAATCAGATCCTGATGTTACTTTTGACATTGCAATATCTTCAGAGTATCAAAGATTAGAAGAAAACTATCTTAAAGAACAGGCTGTTGCCTCTAGGGTTATACCTTATATTAATAAATGGGGATGGTATAATGGTGGAACCGATGTAAGGAATCATCCATATAGATTAAATTTGAGCATGGCATTTGGCACAGATAATTTTGCGCCATCTAAATGGGCTACCGGTAGATCTCCTCAGGGATTTAGTCATGAATGGTATTACTTATCTGAATTTCCTCCTTACTTTACGGATGATGCAATAAAATCATCATGGAGTTATTTTGATAATGCACCATCTGATAACGCAATAGATTCCAATGGCAATATTGTCCCAGGGACTTTTCAAAGAACTGACATAAATTATTTTAATGAATACTTTATAACTGATAGGTTTACTACTGGAGGTACAATCAATCTTATTAATCGCCAGCTTAGATATGGTAGGTTTACTGGTGGTGATAGAGAAAATTTTGCAGAAGCATTTTTAAGAGGGGTTAGGATTATTATTAAACCAAAATCTAATGGTGAAGAAAAGCCTAATTTTAATGCAAAGAGATTGTCTTATATTAGAGATGCTAGATTTAATGATTATAGGTTCTCGGTTATGTTGGTTCCTAATGCACCAGACAAACCTAAAAAACAGATTAAGTTTATAAAGAACGAGAAATGGAAAACGGTTACTATGCTTATCTTTGTTTCTTTTGATAATGATTGTATAAATGGAGGAGCTCCTATTATTGATAGAACTTCTCTTTATTCAATGAAAAGTTCAATTGAAACCCTAAGTGACTGTAGCCCAAACGAATCAACAGGAGGATCATATTCCTATAAGAACTCTGTGATGCAAGGCTCTATAAGTTTCTCATCTTCACAGTGGGAACCTGCGGTTAATGCATATTTAATACAAGGAATTCCTGATGCCTTTGGAAATCCTACGCGGTTTATTAGAGACATAACGATTGGGGCGGATGGTCAATTTAATAACATAAAATTTCAAATTAGTGGATTTGAGTATGAAATTAGTGGAATCAGTAGAATATTAAACGATAATAAATTGTATGCAACCACTATAACTAAAACACCATTGCCTAGTGGTACTATTATCCCGATTACATTACCTGATCCAACTGTACCTGCAATATCATTAAAAAGAGCAACCTATAATATAGTTGGTGGTGGATTTAATGAGTATTTGCAAACATTGGATAATGTAAGTTTTGCTGCAATACTTGGAGCGGTTAATGATGGAAATCCTGATATCATATATGAAACTATTGACAAAAATGGTAAACAGAAACTTAATAGTGATGGGAGTCTTTCTATGACATTTGCTGTTGAACTAAGGGCACAAGATGATATTCTTAAATCAACTTATATTGGTGTTTTACCAGATCCTAATAAACCAACGGTCTTTAACTTAACCGATATTATTGGATATGATCTATCATTGCAAAGAAAGCCTAGAATTAATCCAATAGGTAGACATTCAGGTTGGTATGAACCTATTTCAAGACAGGTATTATTTTATAAAGATCCATATTCTAATATTGACTTTACTACATCATATACAGGAAGTACAGGAAACACAGGAAGCACTGCGTATTCAAACGTGCCTGATGAAGCGTACAAGTTCAAGGTATTTAATCTATGTAGATATGCAAATGCAGAATTTAATAGTACATATGCCAATTTTGGTTTGCTGAAGAATTTCTTTTATCATAAAGTTAATCAAGAAGACCCTTCTTCTGTGTTAGAACTTTCTACTAACTCTGCATACTTAAGCCTATATCCTTTAATTAATGAAGTAGGTATTGACTATAAAGACTTCTACATATTTTCTTCAAACTGGGAGCCTGGTTATTTTACTAAAAGTATTGATAAGAATAAGATACAAAGTATAATTGGTACTAGATCAATGACAGAGAAAAAGTCCTTCTTTGGTTCTAAGTATCTAAAAGTTCCACAACAGATAACACTAGAAACTTTTGTACCTAGTGAATTCTTTAGAGATGCAATAAATGACCCTTCTCTTATAGATGGTACATTTATGTATGAAGAAGATCAAGCTAACACTAGGTTTTACTTATTCATACAAAAAAGATTAACAGAGTATCTATTTGATCAAATAAAACCTAAATTTGAAGAATATGTTAATCCTGACTTTGGTTTTGGAAATACCGAAACATTAGATGATGATGTTAACCAGTATATTGAAAAGAATATTTTAAAACTATACAAAGTAGGTTCTGTTAATTTTTATGTTAGGAATAGTAGAGAAAATATTCCACCTACTTATACAACAGCTGAACTTACTAATGCAGAAAAGTCTTCAGCTGGTCTTTCAATAGAAAATAATATATCATCTAAAATACTTAATACTAATCCGTTTGATTTAAGGCTAATATATAACAAAAGGACTGGATTTTCTGAATCATTTGGGTTTAGTGTAACTTTAGTTAAAAAATAAATAGAGGAATGCCGATTACTATACAAGAACTGCTAGCATCTGACACGATATCACAGGCGGTTGATAAGATTAATTTTAATTTTGACCAGCTTATATTGAATGGTGGTGGACCTGCTGGCCCTGTTGGACCAAACGGCCCAACTGGTCCAATAGGAGGAAGAGGTGTTAGAGGAAGTAAATGGTTTGAAGATCCTAATGCAGCTGCAACAGATCCTAATACTCTTATCTTTGCTGATATTGCATCTGGTGACTATTACTTAGATGCTGATGGGCAGGTATGGGAATATAATGGAACTATATGGGTAATTACCACTGTTGATTTAACCGGACCTCAAGGTATTCCAGGGGCATCTGACGGTTTTCAATTCTTTGGAGGTTTCCCTGGTGGGGCTGCTGCTGGTAATGATAACGTTGCTTATCCAACTGTTATGCCAGGTGGTATTGCAAGTGGAGCAGATCAGTTAACCAATGAAGCAGTACCTTCTCTTTTAATTGCAGGTATTCCACAAAATGCACCGGCTACCCCAGGTATAACTTATACTAATGCTTTCCAAATTAGTACTGCGATGATGGAAGATTTAGATTCTTCGGTTGTTAGTACTATTATACATCAAAAGGATAGCGCCGCAAGTGCTATTAAATTTATGGGGGGTGGGGCTGTAGCTGCTGAAAATTTTGAACAGGATGATGTTACACTATTATCAGAAATTAAACTAACCGACGATGATGCTCTTAGCATAAATGTTATTAAACCTGCAACATCCCCAACAGTTATTAGCAATCTAATTGGATTTAGCCTAAATACCACTAGAAGAGGTCAATCGTTTAGGGCAGGTAAACAGATTAATATTGAATCTGGTACTGATTCTGTTTTTTCTGGTGTATCTACTGAAAACTCTGATGTCACAATAACGGTTAACACGAGTAATGCTGCTAATCCTGGTAAGTTTTCGGTAGCGTCTACTGCAGTGGGTTCTTCTGCTAGTTTTGAATTAGGTGGAAATATTTCATCTATAACAACAACTACTAATACAGGTAGGATTACAGGTGCTGCTGATAGAATCAGATTTGTTGCTGCCAATACAGTTGATATAAGAAATGGAAATAATTATGTTTCAGTTGAGCCTAGTAAAGTTGAAATTAGTGTACCAGGAAATGACATTTACCTATTAGGAAATGGTGGTGATATCTTTGTTGATGCTGGTATTGGTGGAGCGGTGGAGCTTAATGGTAATGGTTTAACTTTTGACGCCACGGCTACTATTGTTGGAACGGCACCTTCTATACAATTAACTGCGGCTGATGTACTTACTCTACAAGGTGCCCCCACAGATGTACATAAAATTACTTTAGACAATACCGCTGTTACTACAGGTGGTGCTAAGTTCCAAGGTAACATTGTTTGGAGAGCAAGCGGTTTATCTACAAACGCAGGACCTATAGGTCATCGTAGTATTTTTATACAAAAAGAAGGGAGTATAACCCAGTCACCAGTTTTTATACAAGCAGTGGATGCGGGGTCATCGAGTTTCTATGGATTGGTTGTTTCTACTTCCATGACAAGAGGAGGCTTTTATAGCAGCGCTTATAACTCTACCGTGGTTCATAATACAGGTGTAGTGATAGATGGTAATTCTGCTAATACTGGTATTGAAGGTTTTAAACTTGATGCAGCAGATAGTATTAGCGCCAGGGATCATACTCAATTTCATGCGCAGCGTGATAGGACATCGATTGGAAATAGACTTCAATATGTTAGGAGATCATTGGTTGTTAATCCGTGTACTGATGGATTGTCCTCTGGACTAGGTTTTACTGTACCTACTTCACATATGGATGCAACGTATCTTGATATCCAATTTGCTAATTTTGGCTTTTCCCCCGCGTCCCCTGCTGTATCAGATGATTTTTTTAATGTCTATTTGCCTGATGGTGAGTATGAAGGACAAAAACTTATTTTACATATAACGGCCGCGCCAGGTATTTACGCCGATTTGACTTTAGGCTCTTTTAGATGGCCGAGCACGTCTGGATCAGGTGGCCAAATAGGTATTTACGTAAAGGCCAATGCAGCCGGATTATCAACATCTTATACAAAGATTGGTCAAATGATCATAGGCAAACCTAATATTAACCCTAGAGTAGGTTCTGAATTTTTAGCCGAGCTTGTCTGGATTGGTCGAACATACCAAACAGTTGAAACTGGCATAAGTGGAGGTGGGTTATTCTCTGTTGATCGATATCATACAATGGGATGGGTTATGGTAAGTGGCCCTGGCATACTTAGTGCTGTGGGTGGGCAATTCCAGGCGATTGAAAATTCACAAACATATTCTTAATAGTTAAGGAATGAATACAGAAGATAGAAAAGAACTTAAGAACTTTGTAGATCGTTACAAAGAAATTGAAACCTCAATTGACCTAATGCAGAAAAGCATTGAAAGTCTTGCAGAGAAAAGAGATGGTTTATTTGATGAATTGGAAACACTTAAAGTAAAGGAAGAGCAATTCATGAAAAGAATTGTTGAAAAATATGGAGCTAGCGAAGTTACACCACATAAGCTATTACAACTCTATGAAGAAGGCATATGATAGTTATTAAAAACATATTAGCGTTTTTAACGGATCCCAAAAATACTAGAATGCTACTATTAGGTGGCATTGTTGTATTGGTGATGCTACTTCTTAGACAGTGCCAAGCTACCCAAGAAGCACAAGGTGAGGCCGATAGAATAAGTAATAATTGGAAAGCTTCTCTTGATGAAATTGAAAACTATATTAACGAAAAGGGTAATACTGAGGCTGAAATACTAGCTCTTACTTTAACGTTAGATGAAGTTAAAGATGAACTTGATTTTGAGAAATCAAAGCCACCTGTTACTGTTATTAAGTATAGAACCGAAATTGTTGAAAAAATTGTAGAAGTTCCTGTAGAGGTTAAAGATACGATCATAGGAAACTTTAATTCTGCTCTTACTATTAATCAAGAAAATAGTTGGTCAAATAGTTCGAGAAAAATTGGAGTACAAGTTCCATATAATGCAATAGGTGATTCTTTAGTTTTTGGAAATGCAACTATTGACCTGAGACAGAATATTTGGTTAACTGCATCAATTTTAAGAGATAAGAAAACTAAAGAAGTATTTGTAAATCTTGAAACAGATTATCCTGGTACTACATTTAATAATGCACAGGGTATTATGATTGACCCTAAGAGTTCAGGTTTTAGAGATTTGCAATTTCAAAATAGAAAGCCTTTTGGTATAGGTGTTCAATTAGGATTTGGTCTAAGCGGTAATACAGTAGGACCTTATGTAGGTATTGGAATAAACTATACACCAAAGTTTTTACAATGGTAAATAAATAGAATAGATGGAATCCTCTAGATTTATACAAATAACACCGGAAATTTTGATTGAGTATGTTTATACCGATCAAACAAATCCAAGTACATTTAATACATTTACATACCCTATTGAAATTATGAGGGATGGTCATACCGGTGGTTCTTATATGTTTAATACAGATTCTGTTTCGGCTACCATGGGTAACTATAGGGATATATCGGCGGTTGCTCTTAATAGTGCAAAAAGTCAATATGTGCTATTAGATACCAGTGTAGGTGTACCTTATAACGATTATGATCCGGAATTAACGGATAGCACAAACCTATTACAAAACTTTTCGCCTTTCCTTGATATTGAATACGACAGAATAAGAGTACACTTTATAGCGGGATTTAATTTTGAGGGCTTTGATGGTTATGTGTTTAATGTAGCTGTACCAAGAAGGGATGGAGTTGCTATAAATCTATCATCTATTACTTATCTTAAAACTGACACCCCGGTATTTAATCCTGACCCTTTACTTATTGCTGATAAGTTATTCTCAACTTATATTGAGTGGAGAGTACCTGCTTTGTACTATATGAATAATAGCTTTAGTACAGGTGATCCTAATGGATTAGGATATAGATTAACAGAAGGACAAGGATTTAGAGGTACTCCTACTATAAATTTACAGGTATTAGGAATATCTGAAACCTTAGTTGATAACGGCTATAACTTCTATAGTGTAAGAGAGCTTAATGCTGTTGATATTTTAAGTAGAGATATTTATGATAATCTTTATGCTGAGGTGGTTGAATCCAGCGTAGGAGATTACTTTGAATTGACCGGTGTTGTTACGGGTTCTTCACTATCTAATTTTATTGCCCAGCTTAATTCTACTGGTGGAGATTACATGATATTTCATGAAATTACTGTTAGCGAACAGCTAGGAAGTATATTTGAACAATCAAGCAATCAGATCATATCACAGACTACTGATTTTGATGAACCTATTTTATTTAGACCGATTATTCTTAATAGTTCTATAGCAACATCTTTTGCGATTAATTATACACTAAGACTCTATAATCGTGCTGATAGTACACAAATTATTAAAAATGCTAGATTAGTGTCAACTGATGTTAGAAAATATGGCAGAAGACTTATGAAAATTAATTTAGGTGTGGTACCTACCGTTGCAAATGTAGTAAACCAAGTATCAGCTGATGATGGTAGAAACATTATTGTATCAACAGGTTCTTCTGTGAGTTCTTCTAATAACAGTGCGAATACCTCTGAGCAGATAGCAGAAAAATTGGTTGTTAAAACTAAGTATGTTACTACCTTTAGAGATAGAATAAACATAAAGGCATCAATTTCACCAGTCAAAATTCAAAATGTAACAGATGACGGCAATTAATACTAACATACCATTATCCGAAAAGGAAACCACGATTTATAAAAAGTTTAAATCATTAGCTGTAAATGAAGAGCCTAAACTTCAAGGGGACGGTGTGATTAAGATATCACCGTTTGATGACTATTTTATTTTTACTCTATATAATGAAATTGACGGAGAAAATGTACCTATTGATTTGAGCAATGTAGGCACTCTCTTTATGGTATTCGTTGGGGCTAATGATGAAATAAGAATTCCTAATTATACAAATGTCCAAGATATTGATATGTCAGCTGGGCAGGTATTATTTAAAGTAGATAAAGAAAATTCAAAAAAAGTTTTAGCATTAGACAATAAGAACTTCTATATCTCCACAATGATGATTGATGAAAATGGAGAATCTGATGAATCTGTAGTATACACTGGTACATTTCTTTCAATTGATGAGGCTTCAAAAAAATCATCAACCCAGGAAATAGAAGATCTAAGAATTCAATATTCTAAAGAACTTGCTTCATATAAAGAACAGATAGATTCTCTTAATACTCAAATCGCAGAACTTATACAGGTAAATGAAGAGCAGACTACAGTCATAAATGGATTAACTGTAAGTAATACTAATTTGACAGATGAGGTTGCAAGATTAAGTGAAGCGTTAGGAGATGCTAAAGCTGAGGCTGTATTAGCAGAAGCCAGAGCTGCGCAAAAAGCAGAAGAAATTAATAGGTTAAGACAGCAACAAGTTCAAGCAATACAGACTGCAAGTTCTGGCAGTTCAGGAATTGGCGGTGTTAGGAAAAAGTATTATTACCAGACGGCTGCCGAAAATTTAAGACAGAATGCACCAGGCGTAACACCGGTTACTTCTGCTAAGGCAGGTGTTTCTACTACCTTTACTCCAGCTTCGCAATCACCTTCAACTGTTATTAAGCAATCAAGGGATTTTGATACTAACGGAAATATAAGCGCGGTATAATGTTATTAAGTGCAAGAAATAATCAGTTTAGGTTTACATTTCCTAGAAACTTTATTCCTACCCCTATTGCAGATAAGTATAGGCCATATCTAAATAGGATGCCAGGTGGATTAATTAAGGAACCTATTGACTTTTTTAATTATGGAATTCAATCTTTGAACTTGCCAGGCCCTAGCTTTGATCCAACTACACAAAATGACTTTCCTGGTAATACAAGAAGATTTAGAAGTAGTTTACCAAAACAAGAATTATTTGATAAATCCTTGACGGTTACTATGCAGGCATTTGATGGGTGGATTAATTATTGGATGGCTGTTGAAACTTTTGATTACTACTATTCATTAAGTGGAAAGAGTCCATTCTTACCACCAGGACCTGGGATCCAAATGATGGATGGAGAGGGAAATATTTTTGTTACAATTCAATTAAAGGAAATGATTATGACAAGCGTAGGTTCATTAGACCTTAACTTTTCAAGTAATACTATTGAGTTTCAAACCTTTGATATTGAGTTCTCATATAACATACTAGAGGTAGACGTAAACCTTAGCTAATATATAACTAAAATAAGGAAGTAAATGAAAACCTTTAAAGACTATTTAACAGAGAACCATAATGATTCTATTGATATTCAAAACCTATTAAATGAATCTCTAACAGAAGAGCAAGAAGCTGCAATTGACAATGCAATTTCTAAGATCATGGAAGAACATGAAAACGGTAGAGATCTTGAAGAAATTATGGAGGAAATTGTAAATGAAGGTATTTTAGGTTCTGTCTTAGGAGGTCTTACTGGTTTTGCTTTAGGTAAAGCTGTAGGTGGAGCTATTGCAAAAGTATTAGGAATTGAAAAAGGCGCTCTTTATGATCTTTTAACCAGTCGATTAGTTGGTGCTGCATTAGGTGCGGTATTAGGTAAGAGGCTATAATTTAATTAATGTGACTTACATAGGAATAGACTTTTCTCTTAATAGCCCAGCTGTATGTATTCAGGATAACAAAGGGAATTACAAATTTATCTCATTCTTTAATTTTGGAAATCGTTTATGGGATTCTGAAAAAATGCCAAAGGCGTTCAGCTTACATAAGGAGTTATCAGATGATAACACTATTTTAGCAATACCGTATAATAGAGAAGTTGATAGCAAAGAATTTCTCATAAGAGAAAGACAGAAACTTAATGACGGTTCTGCTATAGCCGAGCTTATGTCAAATATTCTTGTAACTTTTTGTGGAACGCAGAATGTTACAATTGGTCTGGAAGGTTTCTCTTATGGATCTACCGGTAACTCTTTTATTGATATTGTTCAGTACAATACATTCTTAAGAAATGAATTACTCCAAGCATATGGGTCAGAAAAGATAAATGTTTTTCAACCATCTCATGTTAAGAAATTAGCAGGCAAAGGAAATGCAAATAAACACTACATGGTTAAGGCATTTCAGGATGATGTCCTTAATGATAAAGATCTAAGGAATACAAAATTATGGAAATGGTGTAAAGGAAAGGACTTTTCGGAAAAGATTCCAAAACCATTAGATGATCTTGTAGATTCATACTTTATACTTAAATCTATACAAGCTAACCAATAAATACTATTCTTTCAATCAATCAGTTAAATTTTATATTGTAGATCCAGAAATTAGTTTCAGCTATTTATGATAAAAGCGATAAAAAATAGAATACTTCTTAAAAAAGATGAGCAACCAGATAAAATTGGTTTAATCTATGTACCTAAACTAGAAGGTCAGCATGCACCCCCCTACTCTGGCATTATCTTATCAGTAGGTCCTGATATAGAAGATCCTGATTATGAAGAAGGTTTGAGAGTCATATTTCATGATTTAGCAGGTACTGAATTTGAAGTAAATGGAGAAAAGATTTTTAGTATCAGGGATACTGACGTGACTGCAATAATTTTTGATAAAATATCTAAACCTACTGAAACTAAGTAGGGATTTGGATATATAATTAACAAAGGAACTGATTATTCAGGGACTTTTAAACTGGCACTAACAAGGCAAAGTATTATTGGCAATTCCCGGGCACGCAAATAGGCAATGCTAAGTTAGGCTTTTAATAAACAAAAGTTAAACTTAAAAAAAAGGCAAAGTAAAATGGCAAATGAATTTGACATCTTCAGTGTTAGCGTCAATGACCTAGACACTGGCGACAGAGAAAGATCCGGTGGATCTGACCTCTACACTCCAAAACCCGATCAGGGTCAAGACGGTACTTACCGTTCTCTAATTAGGTTCCTACCTAATATTAAAAATCCACGCAAACCTTTCGTTCGTAAATTCGTCTATTGGTTGGAAGACCGTGACGGAAATGGTTTCTATGCTGACTCACCATCAACAGTTGGAGAAAAATGTCCAGTACAGGATATGTTCTTTAAACTTCGTAACAGTGAATCTGCTGTAGATAAAAAGATGTCCGAAAGTCTAAAGCGTAGAGAAGTATTCTATGCATTGGTTCAAATCGTTAAGGATCCACAAAATCGTGATCTTGAAGGTCAAGTCAAAGTATTCAAATTTGGATATAAGATTAAGGCTAAGATTGATGAAGAATTGAATCCACAATTCGATGAACCAACTCAAGTATTTGATCCGTTTGAAGGTAAGAACTTTGAATTGGTAATTTCAAAGAAAGGTGGTTATCCTAACTATGATTCTTGTAAATTCCAAGGTTCTCGTTCTGCAATGGCAATCAATGGAGAAAATGTAACCGATTCTGATGAAGGTCGTAAGGCAATCCTTGAATTCTTAAAAGATGCCCCTGATCTTGGTAATTTTGATTACAAATCATGGAACGATGAAACTCGTAACAAGGTAATGAACATCCTTTCTCAATATAGCTCGCCGGGAGCTTCTATTGAAACTGTTATGCGTAAGTCTGAACCTACACCTGCACCTAAGAAAGTTGAAAAAGCTGCTGAGGCAGTAGCTGAAGAAACCACTGAAGCTGCCCCTGGCGGAGATGACTTTGATGATTTCATTAACGGATTAGATCTCTAATCTTATGGCAACAGAAGTTAATATTTCTTCTGAGATGAAGACTCGGATTATCGATAAGGTAGTCCGAGTCCTTCATCATAGCCATTCTCATCCTGAAAAAAGAAGGCCTTTAGAAAGTAGAGATAGGTTAAATTTTGCATGCCCGTATTGTGGAGATTCAACTTCTAACCCTCGAAAGAAAAGAGGTAATCTTTATTGGAATGATCTGTATATTCATTGTTACAACTGCTCTGCTCACGTTTCTTTGGATGTATTTTTAAAGGATCATAATTTAAACTTTGAAGGAGAAGATCGTGTTGAAGTATTAAATTACATCAAAGAAAATAAAAGAAACTTTTCGTTTGGTGAAAGCTTAGATTTTTATCTTTTTGATAAAGCAAAAGAATTGGCATTAACCTTTGATGAACTTGCGTTAGGATTTAACATCTATCCAATTAACTCTCTAACATATAGAGCTTATCCATATCTTAAGAGTAGATTACTTCATCATAAGTCTGGTCATTTTGCATATGATCCTCGTCGAAAAGAATTATATGTTTTTAACCTTACGCCTGAAGGTAAGATACTTGGTTTTCAAACTAGGGATCTTGAAGGTAATGGTCCTAAATATAAAACATGGAACATACAAAGAATCTATGATAGATTAAAGAAGCCTCTTGAATTATCCGATGATGAAATTGATAATCTTAATAAGATATCAATGTTATTTGGAATCTTAACTGCTGATTTTAGTAGAGACTTTACAATATTTGAAGGTCCAATTGATTCTATGTTTATGACCAACTCCATCGGATTAACAGGCGTTAAAAAACAGATCGTTGAATTTAATGAAATTCCAACCGCTAGGTATTTCTTTGATAATGATATTGAAGGTAAAACACGAATGATTGAAAAACTTAAATCTGGGCAGTATGTATTTATGTGGGATAAGTTTTTAAAGGATTATTCAATACCTTCAAAAAAGGTAAAGGACTTAAATGACTTAGTTAAATATGAGTATACTAATCGTACTGGGTGCCTTAAAGAGATAGATAGATATTTTACAAATAACCATTTAGACATTATCTTTATATGATTAAGAACTTTGTAAATTTCATAAATGAACAATTTGATGATTTCTATGATGACTTTGAAACCAGTCAAAAAAAGATTAAGCTGTTTACAAAGTTTACAAAGAGTGATCTAGATCATAAAGAAAAAGGTATTAAAATTGATACGCCTAAAAAAAGGTTTCAACCTAAAATAAGGGTTATGTCTAAACAATCTGATAAAGGAATATTCTAATGGCATTTGATGATACGCAAATAAAACAGGCTAATGAAGAATTAGAAACTAGATTAGCCACCGATCGTATAGATTGGAAAAATAAAATCAATGACCTTGTTCATAAGATTAAGAATATGAATGATCTAGCTGAATGTCAGGTTAATATGTTATCTTATCGGCAAATCCTTTTGGATAAAGTTACTGATTTTAAGACCATGATATATAAAAGGAACGCCACGTGGGAAAGGTATTACCGCCAACAATATCGAGAGTATACTCTTAACTATGACGTTAAACTAACAAGTGGAGAAAAACATCAATTCATTAAGGCAGACTTATCTGCATTAAGAACACAAATAGATATGCTTCAGTCACATGTTGATTATTACTATGAATGTATTAAGACATTAGATAATATGGCATTTGCTATTCGTAACCGTATAAGATTAGATGACCAACAACAATAATGGAACTTTCGCTCTCTGATAATAAAAAGTTTTTAGTTATTGATTCATGTACCGAACTGGAATATGAACAGCTAAAAAGTAGCTTAACTAAAAAGATTGAAGGATGGAGATTCCACCCTTTAGTTAAAAAGAGAGTGTGGGATGGAAATATTTCCTTCATTAAAAGAAATAAAATTCCAGCAGGTCTTTGGAAGGAAGTAATAGACATCTGTAAGGAATATGATTTAAAGTATAGCCTAAATGGAATTACCGAGATATTTGATACCGGAATTAAGGAATCAGATTTCTTAGAATGGGTTGATGATTTCTTTGCAGATTCTGATATTAAACCAAGGGACTATCAAGTTGATGCGGCATTTAAGATTTTAAGATACCGCCGCTGTCTTGCTGAATTAGCAACATCTGCAGGTAAAACTCTAATCTCTTTTATGGTTGTTGCATATATGATGGAACAGTTAGGTATTAAAAAGATCTTAATGATTGTACCTAATGTTAGTTTGGTTGTGCAGGCAACTGGAGATTTTGAACAATACAATAAAAGTAGGGTTCCTATTAGGATCCAACAGATATATGCTGGTGTTAAGATACGAAAAAGCTCTAACATTGTTATTGGTACTTATCAATCTTTAACTAAAAAGGATGAAGAATATTTTCAACAATTTGATGCTGTCTTTGTAGATGAAACCCATAAAGCAAAAGCTAATTCAATTCAAAAGATTATGGATATGTGTTGGCATTGTGATTACCGGTTTGGTCTTAGCGGTACTATTCCTAAAAGAGGTACTGTAAATAGATTAAGTCTTATGTCGGCAATGGGACCTCTTGTTACTCAGGTTAAGGCTAATTATTTACAGGATGAAGGTCATATTGCAAAATGTAAAGTTTTACAGATACACATGGATTATGCAACCAATGAACAAAAAGAAGCATTCTCTAGTTTATCAAAAAATCCTTATGACCGCCAAAAATTGTTTAGCTTAGAACAAAACTTTATTAATCAAAGTGATAAGAGATTAGATTTTGTATGTAATGTAATTAAAAAATCAACCTCAAACTCTTTGGTTCTATTTCATAAAATTGCATACGGTGAAAGGCTATATCAAAAATTAAGAGAAATTACAGATAAGAAAATTTATTATGTAGATGGTTCTGTTAATGCTGATATTAGAGAAGAGTTTAAAAAGAGAATGGAAAAGAATGATGATGTTATAATTGTAGCATCATACGGTACATTCTCCACTGGTATTTCAATTAAAAACATTCATAATATCTTTTTTACCGAATCATTTAAGTCCGAGGTAATTATAAGACAGTCAATTGGCCGTGGTTTAAGAAAACATGCATCAAAAGATACTGTAAAGATTTATGACTTTATTGATGATTTTAGATATAAAACAGACGATCATGATTGGTTAAACTATATTTACCGTCATGGTATGTCCAGACGAAACATATACAAGGAAGAGAAATTTCCATTTACGGTTCAAAATATTAGATTCTAATATGTAATATCTTTCTTGATGTACATGGATATATAAAAAAAGAACAAAAAAAGAAATTTATAATGAAGCCTATCAAAAAGTTTTCAACGATTTCAACTGGTGCTACAAAAAGTGCCGACTCTATTTTGGAATCTGCAAGCCTTAGCCCAGAAGCATTAGCTGAACTCGTTCAGAAATTGGGTTACAATAACATTGAAGAAGTTAAAAAAGAAAAAGCTCTTCTTTCAAAATTAGAAGCCCTTCTTAAGGAATTTGCCCCTAAAGATGATGTTAGCGAAGATGACGCTGAAGATATCGAAGATGAGGTATTAAAAATGGGAGAACCTAAATCATTGGAAGATGAGGAAGGTGCAAAAGAAGAAGATAAAGAAGCTGGAGCTCCCGGTGAAGTTGCTGAAGAAGATGAGGAAGCTTCTGAAATTGAAAAAGAAGTCGAAGACGACGAAGACGACGAAGACGACGATGAGTCTGATAGAATAGAAAAGGACACTGTAGAAATGGGTGAGCCTGAAGAAAAGGAAGAAGAAGAAGGTGAAGAGGTTGTTACCGATGATCAACCTATTACTGATGAAGTACCTGAAGAAGGCGACGATGAAGAATCTGGCGAAGAGATTGAAAAAGAAGAAGAATCAGAAGAAAAGCCTGTTGCCAAAAGAAGGATCATGACCTTTGAAGATTTCTGTACCGAAAAGGAAGTTACGGTTAATAAGAATGTTAGTTACCGTGATGATGAAGAAGAAGAAGATTATGCTGTACCTGTAGCTGATTCTGAAGAAGTTGAAGTTGAAGCTGATGAAGAAATTGAGGAAGAGGTAAAAACAACTTCATCTATTAAATCTTTCTCTACATTTGTATCTGAAGCATATTTATCTGAAGAAGCTGATAATGGTCCTGAGTTAACTGAAGAAACTCCTGATGAAAATGGTATTGCTATTAAGATTGCAAAAGGTGACGGTCCTGAAACTGCCGCTGGTATTGCAGGTGATATTATGAATATGGGTAAGGTAAAGAAGGAAGATGAAAAGGACGGAGAAGCATTGGTTACTAAAGATCAACCAATTACTAAAGTTCCTGAAACTTCAAAGGACGAACCTAATGTTCAAGGTACTGTTGTTGTAAAAGAGGAAGAAGAAGTTGAAGCCGAAGAGGAAGAAACTGTTGAAGAAGCTAAAGTATCAGAAAAAGAAATTAAGTCCGATGCTGAATTTGAAGAATATGCAACCGAAATTCTGAAAAATGCACATGGCGACAAATTTGATGAAGCTAAAGCAAAAGAAGTTATTGACGGTTTAAAATCTAAATATAGCGGAGATTATGGCGCTATGGTTGGGGCATTACAATCTTCAATGGGATAATAAATTTATTACATGAAATACGTAAAGTTATTTGAGCAATGGCTGGCAGATAAAAGCCAGCCATTTCTTTTTGAAGGTGGCGCTGCAGGTCATATGAGCCACCCATACGATGATAAGGGATTAACCTTTGGGGATTTTAAAAGTATCATTGATGCAGGTCTTCGTGGTGAACTAAACTTTGAAGAGGATCCTATTGAAAAGACCGATGGGCAAAACTTATTTGTTACTATTAAAGATGGTAAAGTTATGTTTGCTAGAAACACTGGTGATACAAAGGATCCGATGAGCCTTGACCAGTTCGTGTCAAAATTTGAAGCCCATGAAGTTCCTATGGTAAGGGATACTTTTGTTTTTGCTGCTAAGGATCTTGCTAGCCTTTTAGTTAAATTACCTGCAGCGAAACAAGAAGAAATCTTTGGTAATGGTAAAAACTTCATGAACATGGAGCTTATCTATTCTAAAAATCCTAATGTTATTAATTATGATACTGATGTTATCCAATTTCATAACATTACACAAACAGATGGTGATGGTAATATTTTAGGAACTGACAGCAGACCTGCTAAAGAGATACCACAAATCTTAGCCACAGTAAAAGCTAACATTGGTAAAACTTTTAAGATCATTCCACCTAGAGTACTTCAATTAAGACAAGATCTTGATTTTAGTGCTAATAAGAAAAGGTTTGAAGATAAGGTTATTGCTTTACAAAAACGTTACGGATTAAATGATGGAGATGAGGTTGCTAGATATCATGAAATGTGGTGGAGAGAATTAATTGATGCAGACTTTCCTAATCTATCACAAGATGTTAAAGAAGGTCTTTTAAGAAGATGGGCATATGATGATAAGAAATCATTAAACATGAGATCTCTTGAAAAGCAAATCGGTAAAGATGAAGCGGCATTAGTTAAGAAGTATGATAAGGAAGATGTTAAGAAAAAGTATAAAGAAAACATTCAACCGTTTGAAGACTTATTCTTAGAGCTCGGTGCAACAATTATTAAGAATGCAAGTAATTTTGTTGCAGCTAATCCATCTGATGAAGCACAGAGACTAAGAGCATACCTTGATGCAGAAACCACTAAGATTAGAAAGGGTGGCGGTGTTGATCAAATTAAAAGAGTAGAAGATCAATTGGCTAAACTCGATAGAATTGGCGGCCTTGATTCAATTTATCCAAGTGAAGGTATAGTTTTTAGATATAATGGAAAGTTATATAAACTAACTGGCGCATTTGCTCCACTTAATCAATTATTAGGAATTATAAAATACGGCAGATAATGAAACACCTTAAGGATGCTGGTATGGGATATTGGCAACATTGGTTACATGCAACTAAAATAGGATTATCTCTTATTATTCATGCATGGTTTCCTAATCTATTATCCGACTATGCCAGTAACCAACTCTGTAAAAAGAAAGGGGTTGATGGCTGTTGGGATGAAGATGAATGGGATAACTGGTGGGGAGAGTATGGCATATAAAACCTACATCTAATAGGTTATAATTTATTGTAAGTATATTCCATAATAGACTAATCTAATGATGTTAAAAGGCGAGTATTATACTCGCTTTTTTTCTATACTATGTTTTACATGAATATATAAAAGGTAATACAAAATATATGAAATGAAAGAGTTAACTCAAATCTATAAGGAACATGGAAAACAGCTTATTGAGGATCTTCTGAAAGATTATTTGGTAGTGACCGAAAAACTTGCAGGGTCTTCTTTTGCTTTTCAAAAATCAGGAGATTCTTTACAGTATTTTAAAGGTAGTGGAGATAGACCGATTAATCTGATTGATCGTACACTAATGATGTATTATGAAACACCTATTCAATACATTAAGAATGTTACATCTAATATGTTATCTTCTATTCCTGAAAATTGGAGATTTTGTTTTCAGTATTTTGTACATAATCAGCCTAGTGTTATTACTTATGATAAGATACCTTCGAATCATTTGGTTCTTACTCATATTAAGGTAATGAATCCTAATGGTAAAATTGCCAAGATAATAGAAGATCCTAGAGTAATTAAAGATTGGTCATCTGCTTTAGGTGTTACTCCTCTTACTCCTATCTTTAAGGGATATCTTACAAACGAACAGAAGGAAAAGATTAAGTCTTTTATTTCAACACCAAAAGAAGACCATCAGGAGATTTTTAAAACTAGCTCTTTTGCCGAATATCTTATAAGAACACTTAATTCAAATGTAGACTCAACTACATTACATGATGATCTTAAAAAACCAATTGACTCAATTGTGTTTAAGTTTTATAAGCCTGGTACAACCCAAACCTTTTCTGCTAAAATGATTGATCCTTACACAATGAATCTTATGAAGGATAAGGAACCAATTGATTTAAGAAGAGCACCGGCTGATATTAATGAAATTTTATTATTAGATGTTTTGGCATTTATTGAAGAAAGAGGCTTAAAGAAACATGAAGTACTAAGCTCTACACCAGATGAAAGATATCTTGAATTAGTATCAAACATCTTTAATGACTATGTTACCAAAAAAGGTAAGGACATTAAAAATGTTGATATTGAAAAAGCCGATTTTGCAAAAGGTGATGAATTTAATCTAAATATAGATTTAGTGCCTGGTCAAATGACAAGAGATTATCTTAAAGGTGATTCTACATTACAGGATTTATTTAAGATAATGTTAGGCTCTCTTCGTAAAAAGAGAAATCCTGAAAAGGCTGGAAATATAATGACACCTTCGGTTATCAATGACTTTAATAAGATGGTTGATAAAATCAATGATGTAGTAGAAGTTGAAGATGATGGTAAGTTTAAAACCTTTGATGATTATCTAAAGATTAAGTCAACTAATGAATCTCTATTACCAACAGCAGAAGAAATGGTCTTGGAAGAAAGAGTACTTAATTACAATTCATTTATTAACTTAGGTAAAGTTATTGTAGAAGAAGATGGCAAAACCTTAGTAAGAAATAAGAAAACTGGAGATGAGTACGAAGTTAAAAATCCAGACCCTAAAAAGCATGAAATAGTAGAGCCTAAAGGTAAAGAAGATAAGGAGGCAGACGAACAGCCACAAGAAGGTGCAAGTGAAAAGATATCTAAATTATCTAATAAAGTAGGTGATGAAATAGAAAAGATTAAAGATCCGGATAAAAAAGAAAATGCAGAACAGGTATTAGATACATTAAATGTTATTAATGATCCTAATGCATCAAAAGAAGATAAGATTGAAGCAATACAAGCATTAAATGATGCAGGGCTGATTGCAAGAAATAGTGTAACTGCAAAGGCTACAAAAATGTATTTAAACACATCAGCAACGGGTCTTCCAAGAAAACTTTTAGTACCAAGTTCTGGCAGTCCTTCTGAAATAACCAATTTAATGAAAGAAATTGGATTGGAAAACTTCTCGCCTGAAGGCGGAAAGGTTGGCAGAAAGGAAATGACAGCTGCTAAAATATTTGGTGAAGAAAAAGTTGTAAATGTAAAAACTGAAGTATTAGAAGATGGCGTTCAAATAGGTGGTGGTAAAATACAAAAAACTAAAATACCTTCAGATGATGAGCTATTAAAGGTATATGGTTCTAAAGAAGAGGCTGATTTGGCAAAAAAGTTTTTAGAGAGAAGAAATAAGATTATTGATTCTGCAATGGGCTCATTTAAGTCAGGTGAAATGTCAATCATAGAACCGGTTCCTAATACTCCACCTTCATCACCAGAAAACAGGGATAAGCTAAAAAATGCTACAGCGGATTCTATAGTAGAAGGATTTGAGGAACAATTTAAAAAGACAGGAAATACCCCTTCAAAATCACAGACTAAGATTTTAAATGATTTTAAGAATCTTAAAGATATTAAAGATCCTGAAGAATATGATAAGGAATTGCATAGACTTACCGAGGAAATGTTTGCCGACCCATTTTTTGATAGCGCAACTGCCGATGTTGCTGAAATGGTAACATATATGAGTGAACTTAATAAAGGTAATGAAGTATATATGCCAGCCCAGTCAAATTATCCACTAGGTGACATAATATCAATTTCTCCTGAGAAAATAGATTTTGAAAAAGATTCACCAGAAGAAATACAGAGAAAGATGCAATTAATCTATAACGGTGTAGAGGCTAGGTCTATTAAGAAAGGCGCAGGTGGCGCATCAGCATCTGGTGTAAAAACAGATCAATCTTCATTTAATGAAGTTACTAATAAGAAAGGTGAAAAGATTAGTCCTGATGAAATAAAGAATGATTTATCAGATTTATCTGATAAAGATAAAGTATATAATGAACTTATGTTTGGTGATGTTGATAAAGCGGCAAAAAGAATTGAAGAAATTGCAGAAAAATATGATTTTGATTTAAATGATGAAGACTTTAAAAAGAGAAGAGACCAATCAGTTAATTCTGCTGTTGAGAATATTCTTAGTAAGCCTAAGTGCGAGGGGTCAGATAGAGAAAATCTAAAGAAAAAATTGGAGTCATATTTTAATCAAGGCGAAATGTATGCATCGGTGTATAATGAAAATGTTAATGAACAGCTGTTTGTTAATGAACAATACAAATACACTAAAACTAAAGGTCTTGATGTTAATAGAACAGATGGTGTAAATAAGCTTGCTAGATTAAATTTTGCATTTTCTGCAGGATCTTGGAGTTGTGACGGCCGTCCTTCTAATCCTATACCAACAAGGTTTGTAAATGATAGATAAATAAAAAAATATGCATATAATGAAGAATCTTCATAAATTAGATAATTTCATAACAGAGAAAAAGGTAGCTGTTAAAAGGAGATATACTGAAAAGTATCCAGCCAAGAATGTTTCTACTTCAGCAAAAGTTCGCAATGCGGTATTAACCGCTATTGCAGATGGTCATTTAACTGAAGAAGAGGTTTCAAATATTCTATCTGAAATATCTGCTCATAAAAGATGGTTAAACAGAAACTTAGGTTTATTTAATATTAGTGAAGATGAAAATGGTATTAAGAGATATTCATTATCTCCTTATGGTCAAAGAGTAAGAAAGGCCACCTTAAATGAATCTGAAGAACTTAATGAAGCCTTAAAAGTACCTCATACTAAACCTGGTCTTAAAAAAGTAAATATGTTTGTTGGTAGATTCCAACCTTTTACGTTAGGTCATGTTAAGGTATTTGAACAGATGTACAAAGAAAACGGTTTACCTACTGTAGTATTCTTAGTAAGAGGTGGAAAGGCAGATCCTGAAAAAAGACCTTTTGATGAAAATCTTCAGCAGGCTATGTTTGCTAAAATGGCAAAACAATATCCATTCTTAGAAACTGCAATCGTAGTTCCTAATGGTGCTATTGATACTCTCTTTGCTGCTGCTAGGCCAACTTATGAACCGGTTCTTTGGGGTTATGGAACTGACAGAAAGAAGGCATACGATTCAATGATCAATAAAGATTCATATCGCGAACAATTAGGAGTTGATCCAGATTTTACTGGATATGAAATCTTTAGAACTGATGATAACATATCAGCATCTAAAGTTCGTAATGCCCTTAAGATAGATGATGAAAAAGCATTTAAGCAAATGACGCCAAAAAGTATTCATAGTTTTTATAAAACTCTACAAGATATACTACAACCTATAAAAGAAAATCAAAACATGAAAAATTTAAAACCACTTAATGAGTTTGTCCTTAATGAAAAGGATGAAGAAAAGAAAGGCGGTGAGGA